CATGAATTTTCCATGATGAACAGAATTTACCTTTTCAAGCTCTTTGGAATATATATCATTATCAACACGAAATGATAATGAATAAAAATAAGGATAAAATTCTTTTGTTTCCTCACGGACTTGTTCCTAAAAAAGCAGGTTGGGATGAAGAGAAATTTATGTACACTGCTATGGCAGGCAGTTTTGCTTTCTACGATGATACTGCTCCTAACTCTGTAGCACAACTTCAAGGTATCAAAGTTTTAGATATGAGTTTATCTCAATACGCAGATAATATGTTTAGACTACTTGATGCTGTTAAAGGCGAGTTTTGGGAATCTGTTGGCGTTAATAGACAACGATTTGGGGATACTTATGCTAGTGATGGTAAAGGTGTTACAGAACAAGCTATCTTTAGAAGTGCTTTGGTAAGTGAAGAAACTTTCCGTAAGTTCGATAAGATGAAAGAGAAAGAAGCTAATGCTTTGATTGACTATGCTAAGGTGGCTTGGATTGGAGGAAAGAAAGGTGCTTACCTAACTGAAGACGGCATACCACAATTATTAAATATAGTTGGTCCTCAATTTGCTATTGCTGAATTTGGTATCTTTGCTAAAAATAGTGGCGAAGAATATACTAAGTTGAAAGAATTTAAGTCTTTAGGCTTGTCTATGTTACAAAATTCTGTTAATATTGGATTGTTAGCTGAGATTATGGATAGCAACAACTTTACGAAAGTGAAGAAAATAGCTAAGATGGCCGAGAAGGTAATGACAGATATGGAGAATAGGAAGATGGAAGCGACGAAAGAAGCAGAACAAATGATTACCGAAAGAGAGATTAATTTAGAAAATCTTAGAGGTGAAACTGAAATGTATCGTGCTGATAAAGCTTACGACGCTGCTGTAGATTCTGCTGCTATTAGAGCTGAAATGTCTGGAGACGAAAGTGAGAAATGGAAAGAAGATGTAGCTAGAAAAAGATTAGCTTTAGATGAAAAGCGACATACTGATGATGTTCGACTTAGGGATAAGCAAATAAATAAAAGTACAAATAAAAAATAGTTATGAATAAAAAACCAAATGTAAGTAACGCAGATATTTCTTTAGAGAATGTCTTTAGCGATTCTTTGGTAGATTTCACTCCTACAGACGGTGAGGATATCACTGGTGTAGGTGGCGATACTGGAGATGACAAAGGTGACGATAAAAAGAAAACTGCTGCCGCTGCTCCTGACAATAACAAAAAGGAGCCAAATGATGCAAAAGATTCTGATGTTGATGACGACGATGCTGGTAGTGATGATGACACTACAGGTCAAGGTGATTTAATCTACTTCAATAAAAATGGAGATATGGTTAATAACAAAGGCGAAGTCATTAAAACCAAAGAAGTTCTTTTACAAGAAGAAGAAGCTGCTAAAGCTGCTGCAACTCAAACTACTCCTGAGCTTTATAATAGAAACGGAGATTTAGTAGATTTAGCAGGAACTGTAATCAAAACAAAAGCAGAACTAGCTCAAGAAGCTAAAGGTGTTGATAGTACTATTAATGCTATTATTCAGCATTACGGATATGTACCTAAAGACGAAGAGGGAAATACTGTTGTATTTGAAAATGATATGGATAGTCTTATCAAATATAATGATATGATTGTCGAACAAAAAATAAAAGAGAAAGAACAAGATGTTTTTGCTAAACTTCCTGTTGATGTACAAGAGTACTATTATCATAGGTTGAATGGTGGTACTTCTGAAGATTTTTCTGCTTTTGTTAGTTTCGACCCAACTAAAATTACTATCAATGCTGAAGATACAGACCAACAAAAAGACATTATTCGTAGGGCTGCTAAAGCTCGAGGATTTAGTGACGAAAGAGCTGCTGAGATTATTAAACGTAGTGAAGCTGTAGATGGTTTAGTTACTGACGCTGAAGATGATTTAAAATTTTTACAAGCTGTAAGAGTTCAACAATTAGAAGCAAACAAAGAAGCAGTTAAGGCTCAACAAATTGCAAATGAAAACACAGCTAAAGAATTTATAGCTAAAGTAGAAACTTTAGTAAAGTCTAAAAATTTAGGAGGTATTCAAGTCGCAGATTCTGACTTAAATGATTTTCTTAAATATATGACTGTACCGGGTTCTGATGGTAGAACTGCTTATGAGAAGGAAATAAATTTATCCTCCTTAGAGGATGATTTAAAATTTGCTTATATGTTTTATAAGAAGTTTGATGTTTCCAAAATCGTAAAGCAGGAACTAAATAAAAAGATAGTTTTGGACTTTAAACAACAAAAGCAAGACCATATTAGAGGGACTACAAGGAAAACTAATACAGGGGCTAATGATAGCTCTAATGATTTCCTTACTCTTGATAATATTGCAGATTAGCTTATTATTAATTTTATATATACAAAATGGCACAACAATTTAGTAAAACTTCTGTACTTTATCGTAATGGCTTCGATGGAAGAGGCTTTACAGATGAAAACAGTTTAGCTGCGGCTAGACTTACTCAACCTGATAATATCAATCAGGTGCTTACTTATCTACAAGGTAAAGATAGTGACAGGTTTCCTTTGACTTTCTTAACTGAAGGACAAAAAGGTGGAACTCAACCTATCGAAGTAAGCGACATTCAATACACTTGGGATATTATGGGAAAATCCGACAAAGCTGTTGCTATTGTTGCGAGTTCTTATATTTCTACGAGTAAAGCAGGTATTAACGGTACTGAGATTCAAGTAACGTTTGCTGAAAAATGGTTTAATCACCAACATACTATTGTTTCTCCTAATGGAGTTCAATGTCGTATTTCTGATTATCCTGTTAAAGTGGCAAATGGTTGGTCTTACAAATTTACTTTGAATACCAATGATACCACTGATTACGTTTCTTATTTGGATTTGCAACCTGGAGTTAAATGGGCAATGGAAGGTCCCGGAACTGTTTCCGAGTCTTTGTCTTTTGGAAACGAAAGTAACATTGTTACTCCCGGTAAAGCAAAAAACCAAGTTAGTATTTTAAGAAAATCTTTTCATTATGGCGGTAACGTAGCTAATCGTTATGTTGAATGTCAGTTTCGTGTAGGTAACACTACTACTAGTCGTTGGATGGACTATGAAGAGTGGACTAACGAATTGAAATGGAAAGAACTTTGTGAGAATCACTACTGGTGGTCTATTTACAATCGTGATGTTAATGGTAAAATCCTTGCTGTTGATAATGAAACTGGACAACCTATTCCTGTTGGAGGTGGTGTAGTTCAACAAATTCCACACAAAGATACTTACTCTACTCTTACCGCTAAAAAATTAGATTCAACTGTACTTGATGTTATGTACGGAAGAACTGATGATGATATGCCAAGAGAGATTGTATTGTACACTGGTATTGGTGGGGCTCGTGAATTTGATAGAGCTATTAAAGCTGAAGTAGCTGGTATCTCTCAAATCACAGGTGATAAATTTGTACGTGGTTCAGGTGCTAACTTGATTTACGGTGGATACTTTAAAGCTTATGAAACCAATGAGGGTAATACTATTATTATTAAACCTCTTCGTCTTTTAGACCACGGTGCTAGAGCTTTGAATAGTCCAAAACATCCTGTTACTGGATTACCAATGAGTTCTTATAATATGTTCTTCATTGACCAATCTACTTATGACGGAGTACCTAACGTAAGAATGGTTACTCAAAAAGGTCGTGGTATGATTCGTGGTTTGGAACAAGGTATGAGTCTTGTAAAAGGTGCTAGTTATGGAGATTACTCTGGTAACTCTTTATTAAAACTTGCTACCTCACAAGATAAAACTTCTATCCACTATTTGGCTTCTAAAGGTATTGTTATTAATCGTAATAGCCACTGCTTTTGGTTGGAGCCTGATATGTCTATAGGAATTTAATTCCTGTAGCGGTTCAAGTTTTATTAAATAGTTATAATGTATAAAATAAACAATAAGACAATAATAAAATGAGTGTTGAAAATAAAGAATTAGTTGCAGATGATACTACTATCACTGGCGGTACAAAAGAAGTCTGGATTCATAGGGTTGAAGAAATAGTACTACCTGGTTACGACCCAGCTGACCGAGTTTTAAAGATTGGGTCTGCTTTTGCTGGAAATGGAAGTAGAGATGTACTGCGTGGTCTAACTAGGGAGGAAGAGAAAAAATATCTTCCTCCCTTATTAGGCATACCTGCAACTTCTGAAGATTGGGAAAGAGCTACTAAAGATTACTGGGCTAGTATATCTGTTAGTGTTCCTCCTGAAGGTAGGAAGTTAGAAGTAGGTATGATTGGCAAAGAGCCTATCAATGTAGAAGATTATATCTTATATCGTTACTGCTTGGTTTACGGAAGAGTAGCCAATACAAAAGATGATGTAAAGAAATCTCCACAAAAGATTAAGTTTTTCCTTTATAGCAAAGAAGATGAAATCAAAAAAGATTACAACTCTTTGCAAGAGAAACGCAAAGCTTTTGCTGTTGCTATGGAATTAAGTGCAGATAGAAAAATAGTTAGGCATATCCTTTGGGCTGAAAAAGAAGCACTTGGTATTGTAAATCCTGATTCTCTCCAAGATAAGGAACAAGATATTAAGTTTTTTGATTTAGTTGAAAGGAATCCAAAGTGTTTAGTTAAGTATAAAAATGATAGTTTGCTTAAATTTAAAGCTTTTATTATGAAAGCGTTAAGTCTTGGGTTTTTAACTAAAGTTCCTAATACTGAAACTATTATGTACACTTTAGATGGAAGTGCTATCACACTTGGTGATACTTTTATAGAAGCTGCCGCTTATTTCAGTAAAGCAGAAGGAGAATCTTTATATAAAAATATTGTAGCTAAAGTAAATAGTTCACATACTAATTAATGACAGTTCAAGAACTTCATATTACCATAGACTTGTTTTTACAAGAAATAAACAGCAATGTTTATGGTAATGTTTTGCCAGAGGAAAAAGATTTAATTCTTAATCAAGAAGTACACGAATTTGTAGATTCTGTAATTGATGTAAGAAGAAATGAAACTCAAGAAGGTTTCGAAGATAATGTTCGCCGACTAGACGACTTAAAGGAAATAAAACAAACGGTTGATATTACTTTAAGTAAAGTTAGTGATGATTTATCTGTAGCCTATCTACCTAATGATTATTATCATTATGATTCCTCTGCGACAATATTATTGAATAATTGTCAAAACCTAACACTAGCAACCAATCAAGTTGAGAGTAAAATAATAACTATTCCTATTAAGACTGCTGCTGTTGCTGCTTTTACTGCAATAAACCCAGGTTATCTTTATAAATTATTTGAGATAAATATTAATAGTGTATCTGTATTTCAACTCTCTGACTACTATCCAAATGGGTTACCTACTATAGAGGAAGCGTATTTACTTATACCTTTAATAATAGAAAGATTGGGAGCAGCTGGATATAACGTTTCTGTCGATAATTATGGATTAGGAGCTGCCGCTACTTTTCGTATTATAGGAGACGCTACTTTAATAGATGCTGATATTATTTATGATTCTGGTGGTGTTGGTACGTTAAACCATACAATAACTGCTGTTTCTTTTGAAACTTTAACTCAAGTCGATTTTGGGACTAATACATTAAAAAAATATCCCAATCGTTTAGTTTCTACTGAAGATATTTTTGAGTTAAATAGACATAGTTTTGGAAAGAGTATCTATACTAGTCCCATTGTAGAGATTGTAAAAAATCAAATTTTTGTACACCACAATAAAAGTTTTATTCCAAAGGCTCTTACTCTTAATTATATTAGAGAACCTAAAAGGATTAACATATATTTGAATCAGAATGTAGAGTTTAGTAAGCGTGTCCTTATTATTATTGCTAGGAAAACTGCTGAAAAATTAGCTTTGATTAAAGGAGCTGCTACTGTAAATAACATAATTAAAACAAATCAATTCTTAAAATAAATATTATTATGATTGGACAATTAATGATTGTAAAGAGTACTACTTATATCGCTAAACGTGGTGGGGGTACTATTGCCGGTATCGCAGAAATCAACGATTTAGCTGACGGTGCTGTTGCTGTATTTGCTGATGACGGAACGTTGATAGACGCCACAGCTTCTAACTTAACTACTGCACATAAACAACTTTTTATTGCAGTTGGTGGTGCTTCTGAATCTCGTATTTCTAAAAGGATTGTACGTAGTGGTGCTCGGTACAAAGCTACTGCAACTTCTGCTGCTGTTAACGCTGTAGTTTATGCTGGTAACATTGGGTCTGGTACTTTAGATGTAAATCTTCCTTCTGTACTTTTAGTAGGAGCTATTGCTTCTGTTAAATTGATTAACACTGCTACTGGTGAATTGCCAGACGCTGAAATCCAAAGATATGAGTATGCTGTAAAAAGCGGAAATACCAAAGCTGATATTATCAACGGACTTGTAGCTGTAATTCAAGCAAGGCCTGATAGGATGGCTAATGCCGCTGCTATCGCTCCTACTACTGCAACTGCTGGTATCAGTTTCACCGGAATTAACTCTAGTGTTGAGTTAAAAGTATTACCCGCTGGTATTCTTGAAAATGCTCCTATCACAAAATCAGTTGCTGCTTTTGCTGGTATTGGACTTCCTGCTCAATTGACTGCTTTAGAAACTAAACTTTCTGTTTACGAAGGTAATACTTCTAGAAATATGTTGACTGCTGATTTGTTTAAAGTTCCTTCTTTTGTAGATAGTGCTGCTACTTACAAAACTTACAATATGGGTTACAGTTATTCTAAACAATATCCTACCCATACACAAGGAGCTGTACCGCAATATTTGCAACTTGCAGTAGTTACTGGTGCTTCTTGCATCACACAATTAGATTTGATTTTTGCAGCTGCTTTTTAAGGTCTAGATGAAAGTAAGGTTTAAACTACTAAAACCTTATTCTACAACTCCGACTTTAACTTGCGGAAATAAAGGACTAGATGTAGGAACATCAGGAGTATCTATGGGTCTTGTCATTGACGGGACTAGTATCATAAATACTGCTGATGTTTCTAGTCTATCTTTTCCTACTGCACCTATTGTAACTTCACAAGGTTTTTCGGTAACTGTAAGTAAGGATTTTTATGGTTCTGATACAGAAGTTTATTCTGGCGGAGCAAATTACTATACTATAGATATTACAGGAACTGAGATAGGTTCTTATTTTACTATGGATGTAGGAATCGTAGAGCCTAGCGGAGGTGCATTTAATAATACTTTTACTCTATTTGGGTATGATTTAGGTAACAACTATCATGTTGGTATTACTGCTAATCCCCCAATGGACATTTCAATGAAGCGGTTTACTGGTGGGCCTTATCCCGCTATTGCCGCTTTTACTGCTTATAGAGAACCGTTCACTAACAATGTACATATCTATAGTTTGACAAATGGACCTACAGTAACTTATACTGATATTGGAGGGAATGTACTAACAAGTAACCCTAGTGATATTATTACTGTTTCGGGTCAAGGGAAAAATTCTTATGCTATTTTAGGTAATTTTTCTGGCACTGTTGATTGTACTACTCAGGTAAATGTACAAGGTCATGTTTGGCTTCCAACTTTTACTTTTGATTATACCTTCCCTAATGGAGGTTCTATTAATGAAGGCACTTTAGTTAGTGCTAAAGTTTTAATTGACCATACTGAGATGTCCACTTTAGAGGTGGATGATGTAACTGTCTATCCTATAGATAGTCAGGTATTTACTTATAATATAAGAGATTTTACTTATACCCCTATTATTATACATACAAGTGCGACTTTGTCTGTATTTGTAGGTATGACTTATAATCCTATTACTTATGGTTATATTAATTTTACAATACCTCCAGGAGTTCACTATGCTGTAGAAGTAGACATTTCTTCCTTTGGTTCTATAGGGGGACTTGTTGATTTTACCACTTTAGCTGCAACTCTTGATGTTTTACCAACAGCACTTATGATACAAGAAAAAGATTGCGGAATAGAAGTAGTGAATACCACAGGTGGTAATGAAACTATTAGCGTGTATAAATACACAACTAAATCAGTTAAAGAATTAGTAAGTACTCATGTTATTGGAGCTGGAGCTACACTACAAATTGAACTTACAAAAGATGGAGTTTACTCTGTTGATTACTTAGGTTCGAATGTTTTTTTGTATGCTCGTGATTGTGATTTCCAAGCTTGTTTACTTACATTAACAAATAATTTAATTTGCGGTAAGTTAAAAGAATGTGATGTAGCTTATTATAATAGTTTGATGGCTACATATCTTGCTTATACTGCAAAATTAGATGCAGATTTTAATTTAGGGACCGGCTTTGCTGTGTTAGACAGTAATAAACTATCTACTATTTTTACTCTTAGTAAATACATAGATAAGTTAGGTTCATATTGTACCACTATTAATAATGATTGCGGTTGTGCTAGCGGTTGTTAATGCAGATTATAAAGCAATTTATACTTATTATGAGGTGGCTATTGATACTCAATTAGCTAAAGTTCATAATGAGCAAAATATAAATATCGAAATTTGTAATGTAGCTACTTTAGATAAAGTTACAAGATTACAAGCTTTGACCTTTTGGACTTATTCGTTAAAGAAGTATATTACTGCTAACCCTTCTGGAGATTGGAAAACAATATATAGTTACGCTACTATAAAAGAGTGTGCTAATTGTTTAGGAATAGATTTAGAAGCAATTTTAATAGGGTTGGGGATAACTCCATAAAAATCAAAGGGATATTTTGTATATCCTTTTTTATGTAATTAGTTTTTATATTATTAATCTTTAAATTTAAAACAATCTTAATATTATGGCTTTATTTGATAATGTTTCTGTCCCTTTAAAAAGTATGGCAGATTTGGCTGATATAGCTAGACAATACTTAAACGGAACTACTAACTCTGTAAATACAAAAAAAACACAAAA